CCCTAATGCTAGGCAACCACGACGTAAGAGCATGGGACTTGGCTGAGTCCACAGATGCCGTTAAAGCCGATTTGGGGCAAAGAATGGTTAAGGACATACAAATGGTGGCAAAGAGGAACAAAGCCTCTCTAATCCCCTACGATAGCCGCCTAGGGGTTGTTTCTATTGGCCATTTGAACGTAGTTCACGGCTTCCACACGGGAATGTCAGCTTGCGCCTCCCACTCCCGCATCTACGGCAACGTAGTTTTCGGCCACTGCCACAGCATAGAGTCCTACCAAACCCCCGGTCTAAAGCCACAGGAAGCCCGCTGCATAGGCTGTCTGTGCGACCTCAACCCCGGCTACGCCAACCGTAAAACCGGCAAACTCCGCTGGAGTCACGGCTGGGTGTATGGCTGGGTAGAAGACGACGGAAGCTATTCCATCTTTCAAGTGCGCGGCATCAACGGCAAATTTCGCGCTCCCACAAACATAAAAACCTACTAATGAAAAACAACCCTTGGTCTGAGATGGACAAACTAATGGCGGAGGACACCGTTTCCCGTAAGGACGGGTGGTGGTCCATGCAAGATTTCATGGACAACTACAAATGCCCTAGAACCACAGCCCGCTCACGAATTGAGTCTTGGCTTGCCCTAGGTGCGCTTGAGAAGAAAGCTGGAGTGTTGATGGACGGAAAACGCGGCTCCTACTATCGTTACGCCAAAAAATAATGCACCACACGCTCAACGCCTCAGTTCCCCAACACCTCTATGGACTGGTTGACCAGAACATCCTACGGGGTTCCATTGAGGAATCCGCCTGCTTTGACCGCTGCGTCATCTTTGGTGTTACTTCCCTCCCATCCCGCGCCCTCCACTTCTCCATAATGACAGAAGTGGGTAGCCAATGGGCCAGAATACCCCTACACAAACTGCGGCATACAGAACCAGAGGAGAACGGCCCTAGACATCAACTGCCCCAACTCCAAAGCTGGGACTGCCACGGATGGGACTTCAGCGTTACAGCCTACGAATACCTACGGGAAATGGGCTGCTCCTACCGCACAAGGGACGGGCTCATGGTCCCGGCCTCCTATTGGTTCACCCTAGACCACACGGACAACGGCTACTCCCAATATCCCCCAGAGCATAAATGCTATCATCTGCTCCTATTGGAAGACGGCTCAGGCCAAATTGCCGCCCAACCCAACAACCGTATCCTTTGGAATGATGACTCCTTCGTCCATCCCAACCCAGCCACTCTTATGGAGTATGCTGTAATGCCAGACGAAACATGGCACGCTGAACTTGGCCGCAACGCCGACCTCAATACTTTTTGTAATGGTGTTAAAGAATAACATTTCAGGGCTACCCACCTGACGAGGTGGGGGCAATCCTGAGGATGGGAGTTTGAGCCTCCCTTACAAAATCTATGAACAACGGCCTGTCCCCCAACGACCCCCTCTATTGGTTTAAGAACCTACCCAAAGAGGTAAGCGTCTTAGTTCAATTGGAGGATGATAGGCTTTTGGAGCTACCCAAACACTACAAGTTCAGGATGATGGGTGTGAACGAAGAAATGATCTCCCATTGTGAGGTAGTGGGAGGAGCCAATTGCGGCCTCCGCTTCTACCTAAGCGGGAATGGGATTAACGCGATGGAGCCGGTAGAGTAGCTATTACTGCTGCTGAACAGGTTGATTGGGATTCTTCTTCAGAAACATATTCTTCTCTCCCGGTGGAAGAAGATTGGAAGTTTGACGGCCAGTAGCCATACCACCTATTTGAAGCAACATTGCACCAAGGTCTTGCGGGACATTGACGTTGTATTTAGGCGTAGCCATTAACTTCTGATAGAGATTGGATGTGAGAACACCCCTTGCTGCACTTGGCGCAAATAGTGTTGACGCCGCCAAGCTAGCAACCGTAGCTGGATTGCGGGTAAGACCATAACCAACTACCGGAACTGCGGCCATAGCCAATGGCCTTACAATGGCCGATGCAGACCTTTCAATTGCTTCATCTGAAGCCCTTGGGAATGCTTCCGCAAAATCGGCAATGATTTTTAATTCATCCGGAGGGATGTTCTTTCCATACGAGCGTCGTTTAGCAATAATGTCTGCCGCAACCGTGCCAGCACCGGTGTTGTAAGCATCCTCAATAAGATGAGTTTTGGCAATAAGAACCTTAGACTTTTGTAGTCGATCAATCAAATCTTCCTTGCCAGCTTTTTTTGCTTCGCTGTCAATAACAGACCAATAGCCATCAGCTTTCGCCTGATACTTCTTGAATTGTTTTAGATCAGCAGCCTGACCGTTACGTTCATACGCAATGCTAAATATGCGAGCTTCATCCCTTGCGATCTTATAGCTATCAAGAGCCTTAGAAGCCTTGCCAGATACAGAAGCGGCTTCTGCATAAACTTCACCGGCCCGCTTACGAACACTCTCCAACGCTGCAACATCGAGAGTTTCAGTCAAAGGAATACCAACGGCTCGTTTAGCTAATGATTTAGTAACAAAGTCGTTGCGTTCAACAATATCTGACATTGTGGCCGACTTTCCAGCAATAAACTCAAGAGCATCGGTAACAACACCAGACTTACCTAAACTTGAGGGAAGAATGATGTATCCCTCCTTGCGAGCTTCTTCAAGGGTTTTATCCCTCACGGCTTTGTCGGCTTTGTCAATTAGCTGCCTTTGAACTTTCTTGCCCATATCAGTTAACGCCGCGCCACCAATACCAGCAGATGTGCCTAGAAACGTCACCACGGCCTGTGGAGCAGTCATCTTTGAGATGTCACCACGTTCACCGAGACTCTCAATTGCCATGCCCGCGAGTTGAGCGGAGCTTTGTTTGGCCACCTCTTTAGCGATGGTTGTAGCACTTGCTTTAAACAAAGAACCACCGGGAATCATTGAAGATGCACCAGAGCCAAGCATTTCTGGAACAGAAAACTTGGGGCGATCACCGGCTTTGATTTGTCGCATCTGAGCTGCGGCATTGCCACCAGCCCCGCCAATAAAACCACCAACTCCCACCCCAACTGGACCACCAATAGCACCTATCATTTGTCCAGCAGTAGCTCCGCCTGCTTCCAATCCAATGTCAGCCGCCATACCGGGGGCTTTAGACATCAATGATTTTCCAGCAGGAGCAGCGGGAGCAGCAGAAACAGCAGGGGTTGATGTTACTTGGGCTTGCAATCTAGCCCTAGCATCAGCAATAGCTTTTTCTTGTTCTGGTGTATATTTCATGATTAATTAGTTTTTTGGAATGCCTTTCTTTCCTCTGGGGTCATAGCATTCCAAATATCCAAATCCATACCCAACGGAACCGTATTTAAGTTGTATTCAGTAAACGGAGCAATACGATTTCTTTGCTTTATCCCCCAAGAACCATAGCGTCCTGCAACATGGCTATTGTAGATATTCAGGTTTTCTTGATATTGATTCATTTTGCCTTCAATAACTTCGGCAACAATATCTCTTAACAAAGCTGGGTTGGTTGAAACGCTTGTTACATCGCCACCAATACGATCAAGAATGCGTTGAGCGTCAATTTCAGTTAGAACGCCGGGACCAAGAATAGTAGTTCTAAGAGCACCAAGCAAGCCCTGTTGTCTGGCTTGACTTAATCCACCAGCTCTTTCTTGCTCCGTAAGAGGACCAGCATCAAAAATTGTCTTAATCTTTGCGGAAGCAGCATTAACAAGTTTATCTATGCCCTTAGGAAGACTGCCTACACCTTCAACAAAACGGTTGATTTCTTTTACGGCATTTTCTTGGTCAACTAAATCTTGACCCAACTTTTTGAATGCTGGACCATCTAAAAAGATATTAGCATCAGATGTAGTCATCGGCATATAAGCCTCACTGTCTATCGGATTAAATTTTCCGGCTACATCAACGACTCCAATTTGACCAGTGTTGGTGCTTCTAACAGCTTGAACAGCACCACCTTGATTATCTCTACGAACGTATGTTCCAGCAGAAGGAAAACGTTCTATAACATTTCTTCCGTTATTAGCCATCAACGTGGCATACCTTTGCTGAAAAAGCTCAGGCTTAGTAATTCCCGATTTAATTTCCGCATCAACAGTAGCAATTACATTACGATGCAATGCTGTATCCAATTGCTGTTGTTGAGCAAATGGCATTGCTTTTGTCAGGGTAGCAACTTCGTCTGGAGTTGCTCCAGCTCTAAGCAAATCAGAGGTAAACGCAACTTGATCCATTGGCTTTGCCTCAAGTCCCGGCCTTGCAATCATTGATGGTGGGGCGGGTTTAGTATATTTCTGATACACATCACTTAACCTTGTATTACGCTGCTGATTTGCGGCATCCGTCAACGCTTGCTGTTGGATAAAGCTCTCAATTGCCCGTGGTTTTTGCAGCAGTTTTTCCGTCTGAGAAACAAACCCCTCTAGTTTACCAATGGAAATTTTAGGGATGTCTTCAAGTGAAAATCCTTCAAGTGCTTCTGGACGAATAGGAGCCTTGCCACCGTAAGCCGAGGGATTGGCCCTGAAGTTGTTCATCGACTGAATTGCTTCACCGATGTTGCTTCTTGCCTGCGTCTCAAGAAAATCGCGCTTCTGCTTGTTCTGTTGATATTGCTGGATGCCACTACCGATTTGTTGGCCAAGATTGGCGAACATTTGGCCGTATGCTTGGCCGCCTGCTTGGATGCTTTGTGCAGCAGATTGCGCCCCCTGTGTGATGGGGGAGTAGTCAATGCGACCTAGGGCGGGATTTACGGAGCTTCCAATCATTGTGTTTAAGAAAGTTTAGGTGGATGAGAAGGCGGCAAGTTCTTCAATCATGCTGTTAACAGCTACGCCAGACATACGATAGCCTATGTCTTCCGTCAACAAGTCATAGGAACGGCTGACGCCGCCATAGACAGCGATGGCTTCAATGACTTCGCCGCCCTTAAAGCTATTCCCCACATTGTAGTCCATCGAGCGTTCGCCTTCAATGCGGTGCATATCGCATACAGAGAAGTCCTTGCCATTATCGAGATAGAAACGATGGAAGCGTTCTGCTTCTGGGTTCTCGGCATACTCATGTTTAATGAGAACCTTAACTGGTTCACCGGAGAAGCCAATGACGCTATCACCAGAACGGATGTCTTCAATGGCCACTTGGCCTTCCGGTGTATCAATAAGTTCGCCTTCTGGGATACAGAGGAATGTGGCTTTAGCACCAAGAACTTTACCAGCCAATGCGCCTCCAACAATGCTTCCAATCCCGCCGACAATGCCGGAGGTTTTTGTAGCAGAGGCACCAGCCTTAGCAGCCGCCAATTGAGCAGCAGCGGACTGCTGGGCAATGTCTCTATTGGTGATGTTAGCCTGATTGGCCAACGCCAAGTTAATACCCGTGTCTGGATTGTAGGTTGTTGGAGTATTAAACATCTTGGCCAAGTCCAGAACATAGTTCTGTTGTTGACCAGCTGTTTGAGCAGCATTGCTTGTCTGGCCAAGCAGCGCACTCATTGGGTCATACGCTGCATTGCGATAGCCCTGAGCCAAAGTAGCGGCATAGTCACGATCAGATAGGGCTCTATTAGCACCGGCTTGCCCCAGAACCCCAAGGTTGGTGATGTTCTTCTGCGCTTGATCGGCTGAGAATGTTCTATTCTGAGCATTAACATCCATTTGCGCCAGCTGATTAGCTAGAGAAAATTGATTGGCCGCACCTTGGTTGGCCACAGCATACTTAGCTATAAGCTCAGCATTGGTAAGCTGAGTTTGATTTGCGGCGTCTGCACCAAAGATTCTAGCTGCATTGGTTGCGGCTTGATTGGCGGTGTTTGCTTGATTTCTTGCATTAGCCCCAAACTGATTGGCCGTGTTCATGGCCAGCTGGTTAGCTAAGAATGCCTGATTTGCAGCATCAGCACCAAATTGACCGGCATTAGAACCCAACAGCGCATTCTGTAATGCCGCTTGATTTCTAGCGTTTGCAGAAAATTGATTGGCCGTATTGGTGGCCAATTGATTGGCCAAGGACACTTGATTAGCTGCATCTGCGCCAAATTGTCCTGCATTAGTCCCTAGGAGTGCATTCTGCAATGCTGCTTGGTTAGCCGCATTAACAGAAAATTGATTGGCTGTGTTGGTTGCGGCTTGATTAAGTGCGTTAGCTTGATTGCTGGCGTCAGCCCCGAATTGATTGGATGTATTTCTAGCAAGCTGGTTAGCCAGAGCTACCTGATTGGCTGCATTAGCGGCAAACTGAGACGCTTGGTTGGCTGCGTTTGCACCGAACTGGCTGGCATCAGCCCTAAGACCAGTATTAAATTGGCTTGCAGTGTTCGTTGCTCCAACATTAGCCAGCGCTACATTTTGATTGGCCTGCTGATTGGCGAGAGCAGCTTGAAGTGCAGCCTGTTGGTTGGATTGTTGCAGACCTATTTCCTGACCGTATAGACCCGTTCCAAAATTGCGGTTGGTGGTTAGGTCTTGAGTGTAAGCCTGATTGAGAGCGACAGCCTGAGCCAAGTCTTCAGCCTGACGTTGACGCATTGCCCCAGAACGAGCCATAGCCTCAGCAGCAATGGCTGGATTGCTCATCTCAATACCACGAGCAGCATAGGCTTCGCGGGTGCCTTGCTGAACATTTCTCAGTTCTTCAGGGGAAAGCTGACCTGTGCTAGCGGCAAATTGTGCCGCACGACCACCAAGCAATTGAGCAGCTGAACTCGGTCCAGCTTGCAAAGCCTGAGCGTAAAGTGATTCACCGAGTTTGCCGCGAGCTAAACGCTCAGCCTCCGTCTGCATACCGGTTGCAGCTTGAGCAGCATTATAGCTATCTGGCGTATACCCTTGGGTGTTGTAACCCTGAGAACCAGCTGTTTCAGCAGTATATCCCTGCGCTGTGGTTTGGGCGGCATTGTATCCTTGGGAATTTGCGCGTTCAGCGGTATATCCCTGAGACTTGGCTAATGCCGCATTGTAGTTCTCCGCTGCCGCACGCTCAGCTTGATAGCCACCAGATTGGGCTAATGCTGCGTTGTAGCTTTCGGCCGCAGTTTGAGCGGCATTATAGCCACCAAGACCCACTTGTGGAGCATTACCAAGCAAAGCTGCTTGGGCTGGGGTAAACGACAGGTCTCCAAATTGTCTGGCGTTTTCAATCGCGCTACGCATACCAGCGTAGGGGTCAGCACCGGGAGCAGAGAGGGCTTCGGCTCGTTTTAAACTAGCAAGAACCTCTGGATTTAGCTGATTGTAAGTAGCCGCAAGTTGAGGGGCTAGAGCGTTGATGTCTGCCGTTGCAGCGGTTCTAACGGCTGTATTTGCCGCCGTTTCTACTCCACTTGCAGCACCACCTAATGCCTTAAATAAATCAATTGAACCTCCTTCTTTAACTGTAAAATTAGCCGTAAGTCCTTCGGCATCAGCAGCAGCCTTAGCGTATTGCTCAAGACTTCCATATATCTGAGCATAGCCGGGGTCATTGTTAAAATTGTTAAGGATGTCGGGCCGAGCGGCAAGAAACGCCTTTGCATCAAACTGAGCAACGCCTTGCGAATATTGACCAATATCTTTAAGTCCAAGACCACCAAGTGCGGGACGTGCAGCAGCCTCAGCACCCAATAAAGCTTTAAGCGTATCTGGGTTAGATATGCTCGCAAGATAGTCGCGGGTAGCTTGTGCGGGGTCAAAACCAAATGAGTTGCCTGAACCGCCAAATGTTAAAGCTGGGCGTGCTCCAACGTCTGGTATATACTCTCCTGTCTCTGGGTTGTAAGGCATAAAATTAGAGGGAAGAAACTGCGTAAACGCTACCTGCGGTAGAGCCGTAGGAATAAAGGGAAACAACCATTGCTTGCCCCGATGTTAGGGAAGCGGGGAAACTACCACCAGCAGAGGTCCAAGCTGGCCAAGTAGTGTTAATGCTTCCACCCGTATTGTTCTTTAGGGCAACAATGTTTACTTGGCCGCTATCAATGCCGGAAAGCGCAAACGTGCTATTACCGCTCAGTTCGATTCTGGCGTTACTTGCAGCCGCTAGATTGAGGGTGATGGTTCCGCTTGTGGCATAGCCAAATTCAGGAACCAAATCAAGCAGCGTAATGTTGGCGATGCTGGCAATGACATTACCCGTAATTGGACCTGTAAAGTTTCCGGCAATAGCACCCGTTCCAGTGATGGTTGGCGAGGTTAACGTCTTGTTTGTTAAGGTCTGACTTGCCGTCAGTTGAACAATGTCAGAATTGGTAATACTCGCAATTTTTGTAGCCGTAGCAGCATTGCCCGTTGTGCTACCGCTAGACCCCGTAATAGAGCCCGAAATAGGGTTGGTGACGGTAAGGCTACCAAGTGTGCCAACGCTTGTCAGGCTTGAAGCTGTTACGCCTGAAGCCAACGTCGAACCGCTTAGTGTTCCAGCTGGAGCAACAACAGCCGCAGTGGTGATAGAAGTCGTAAGTCCCTTTGCGTTAATTGTAACAACGGGAATTGCGGTGGAGCCTCCTGTTGTTCCAGCCGTTGCTACGGTTGCCAAGGTGCCCGCCGCCGTTACGTTACCTGTGCCATCAAAACTAGGCGAGGTGTAGGCGAGATCACCAGTAATTGAGATGGTTCGCGCTGTTGCAAAAGCTGTTGCCGTTGAAGAGTTACCCGTTACATTACCTGTAACATTACCCGTTACAGCTCCCGTAAGGGGACCAGAAAATGCTGTGGCTGAGAGCGTGCCACCGCTTGTCCAGCTAGGGCCACCCGTGCTTATTTTGGCTGGGGTAATACCACCGTCCTTAACAATGATGGCTCCACTGGAAAGCTGAGTGGTCGTGCCATCCACCGCGCCAGATGCAAACGTAGCTGCATCCACCAAGTTATTTAGGTTGGTTGCACTAACTTGCGTGTCGGCAACAATCGTTGCTCCTTTGGATAGAATTGCCATGTTATGAGGCTTGTGTTAACGCTCTGAAGGTGGGTGATGCTGTGAGCTTTACTAAGCGCAACTTGGGTCGTCCAGCAGTCGGAGTATATCTAAGTTGCATTCCGTAAGCCCGAATGTTGCCGATTCTACCACGCAGGGATGCGTCTTCACCAACGGCAAGCACTTCACCAAGGATGCCTGATACGGTGCCAAGCTCAAATTCACTATCCAAATTTTCGGACACACCTTCAATTAGGGCATCAGAGTTGTTGGTTTCACTAGATTCCGTATGGATTTCAAAGCTATTGAATTTCTTGCGCTCTGGGCTTTGGAATGTAAACTCACGGGTTAACGCTTCGGATTCAACGTGGAAGAACTTGGAGGGAAGGCCGGGGAACGTATAGATGTTATCTACGTCATCAACGCGGGACTCCACCTCATTGATGCCGCCAAATCGGTTAATGGCAAAGAGTCTATTAACGCCACCAGCACTAGAGGTAATGAAGTTGGCTACGTCCCACCCTTCCTGTTCAATCAAATCAATGCTTTCCCAGCCTTGGTTGAGCAAGTTGTAAACCAATATGGCGTTGTTGTAGATGGATGCGTTTAACGGGATGGCAATGTAGTAGCGATTATTGTGATAGATAGCTACCGACTTGTCGGCATACTCCTTGTTAATTTGGCGAATGATGGGGTCAATTGGGTCAGACAAGGGTAGTCCTGCTCCGCGAAGATTATAGAGGTCGCCGAAGGCTGTTGCGTAAACACCGTTGTCTGAAAGGAAGAAGATTTGATTGGCAATGGTTACAACGGAACGACGGGCCACAAGCCCAGCTTCGCGTGTAATTTCTTTGAGTGTAATGTCCGTCAGGCTACCCGATAGCCCGCTAAGAAGATGAATGCTATTGCGATTGAGAACCACAGCATTGTCGTCGGTGAACGGGTGGACATACTGCAAATAGTCAGCAATGCCAGCCGTAACCTTGAACTGATTCTGAATTTGGTCATAGGTGTCTGAATCAAAAATGTCGGAGAATATCAACTCATCCCTTACGTTGCGGCTAGTGATAACTTCACTGCCAGATGTTCCCGTAGAGGTGTAGTAGTAGGGTGCAATGATGCGACGTTGGTGATAGACTCCCCACGGAGGAGCTGGCATATGAACAAATCCAATCCCCTGTGACTGAGCCACCGAATAAATAACTTTGTGGCTTGAGTGATCTGCAACTTGGGCAAAGAAAGTGAACGTATTGGCGTTAGGAACAGACGCAATAGTGTAACCAGTCCCGTTTTCTACTAGTGGAGTTGTGCCATTATCCACCACAAAAATCTGTCTGCCAACGGAAAGACCGTGGGCCGTTTCAGTTACAGTGACTACGCCATCCGTTATCACCGTATTGTTGTTGCTATCATAATACGTTGTGTTGGCATAGGTGCCGTTTGCCACCTTAACGAAGGCCGGACTACCTGTAACAACACCATTCCAAGATAGGGCTGTAAGTCCATCTCTGAAGATGAACACCTTGTTGAACGCCTGAATCATCTCAACGTCATCCGTTATGGTGATGCCGGATGGATAGGCTATGTTAGTTGTAGCTGCTGTCGCGCAATTAACCGCAATGGCCCTAGAATTAAGGGCAAGGATAAAGTATTCGTCGTTATCATCCGAGGGGTCGGAGAACAAGCAAGAGCCGTAGGCATTGTTGATGTTGCTGCTCAGAAGAGGAGCCCCGGCAAAGTTACTGCCACCAATTGAATAGGTTTCGCTGCCCGTAGCACCCGTAATGGTGAATGTAAATGTGGTTGAACCCGTTACAGTGATTGTGCGATTGCCATTGGGGTCAACAGTTCCAGTAAGCCCAGCGATACCCACTTGCGTGCCTGTAATAAATCCATGTGCAACGGAGGTGGTAATTGTAACCGTCGTTGTGCTGCGAGTTGCGCTAGAAATAGTGCGGTTGGTCCAGACGTAGAACGGAACAATCAACGCTTCGCCGCTATTACCAAGCTGAGGCCCAAAAGCATTAGACCCTTTTCGGGGTTGCCAAGCACCGTCAATGTCCATGCGTCCATTGATGGACACAGCCAGCTCGCCAGACTTTAATTGATCGGGGCGCAACCGGGCATTGATTCGTGAGAATCCAATGTCCACCTCATCATTGAACTGACTGTCTTTTTCGCCAAAAGTGTTATAACGAGCCATTGGCCTATCATACCCTACTGTGCCTTAGCACAATTAGGAACAGGACTTACGTTTGCCGTAGGCCGCTTTGCCAAAACCCTCGTAGTCCTTCTTCTTGTTCTCTTTCTTTTCGTGCTTAATCATCTGCTTGCGTGACTTGTAGTTTTCGTTTTTCATAAAAAGATATTAGCACGACCATGCTTTTCGACTCCAATAATTTGCCGATAGTTTGTTGGAGGTGCCTTTAATGCCGCCGGAACGGGCACAATAGGAGGCTTTCCGGCTAGGTTGGCTCTTCTTGATGGACATATTGGCATCCCCAAAGCGTATCACTTTAGACTCCCCGTTAGCACAAGCGCGGACTACGGACTTCTTGCCGCCGCTAATGTCTCGCCTAGGGCTGTTACAGGGTAGCTTACGAGGGTTCATTCTTCTTGTATTCCTTATGCCATTTCCAGATTAAATAGGCCAATCCTACCAAGCCGCCAATGATGCCGATAAGATGGTTAATTTGGCTTAGACCTAATGAGGCTGCTAATGGGGTGGAAGCCACAATGATGTCTTTCTCGTAGGAGTTCATTTTTTACGGGTCATTCTGTCACCAAACCACCAGCCTACACAATTGAAGGCTGCAAATTGCACTTCGTCCACCATGTCTGCTTGTTCAAAATCTGGAACATTGAAGAAGACAATGGTAACTAGGACAAGGAGAAGGAGGGTGATGGCAGGACGAAAGAGGGTGAGAACATTCGCCGCCCAAGGTGCGGTGTTTACAGGTGCAATTGCCGCATTCTGGCTGGCCGTAAACGCTTCCCATTGAGCCTTATCAGCCGCAATTTCGGCCATAGCTTTAGCCTTCTCTAGCTCTCGCTTGTGCTCTTGACCGGCTTTGTAGTTGTCAAAGAACCCATTGCCAATGCGAAGGAGAACGCCGAGTGCGCCGCCGCCTAGTGCATTTGTGAGAAGGTCTAGCATTGTTAGGCGGCTTTAGGGTTAATAAGACGACGGAACAGGAAGTAGGGCAACCAGACCCACTTTGGAATCTTCGTCACCTTTACGTTAGTGCTTTCAATAAACGGCATCTCCGCATCCCAGAGCTTCACCCTAATAGGCGAGCCATCCGGCGAGGTGCAGCTAATTATTGACACGTTGCGCGTGGGAGCGCGGCCTTTGGTCCAATAGTTGTCATATTGGCCTAGTTCAATTGTGCCTGAGATGGAGCACCCGTAGAGCGATAGCCCGTCAATCGAGCCTTTGGCGGTAATCGACCCCTGAACGATGCAATGCTGGACGACATAATCCTTGCCGCGCACGAAGTCTATCGAGTCCTCCTGTGAGGCTGGAATAGTGAGACCTGACACGCAGAGGTTCGACACATTGGAGCCCTTTACGAGATCGTCGTAGTTTTCGGGATCAAGCGGAGCCTGCCACTCAGCCGCGTTCACCGTCAGCCCGTTGTCCTGCGGTCCAACGTAGCTGCGCCAGTTCGTGTCCTTTGTCCCGCTCATTCGACCTTCGTTTCCTTTGGCTTTAACGCCTCGGCGATCTGCTCCGCGCACTTGCGTAGCAAATCGTGGTCGTCGGCCTTTAATGGGGCAAGGCGGGCGGCTGCGTAGAGGTTTTGGAGTGCTTGTTCAGTGGTCATAAATTAAACGGCTGCAACGTTCAGAACTCCGAGGTTGGTAACGGTGACTCGGTATCGCGTGCCGTTGGCACTTGCCAGAATGATGCCTGAGCCAGACCCGCCGATTTCCAGTTTATCTCCGGGTGCGGTTACGCCAATGCCGACGTTGCCAGCAGCCGTTAGAACCATTGCTTGGGAAACAGTCTTGGTGTAAAACTCAAAATTCCCGTTAGTATCTACACGAAATGTTCCGTTATCGGCTCCGGCTTTTGTGAAAAAGATGCCTTGAGTAGTAGTTGCGTCTATTTGTAAACGAGTGTTCGCGTCACCCGAGATATGTAGCTTAGACGCAGGACTCGCCGTCCCAACGCCTAGGCCAGTAACGTTGATACGCATACGTTCGGTGCTGGCGGTTCCAAACACCATGTTCACTCCGCTATTAGTCCAAATTAGTGCGTTGCTTACGTTTTGGAAATAAAGACTTCCAAGGCCCGCATTGGATAATCCTACGCTAGTTCCAGTTGCTGAATTTCCATTTTGATAAAGAATTGAAGTGGTAAAACTTGGCCCGCTTGAAAAGTCAGAGGCATTTAGGTTGATGCTTGAAACACCAGTAGCCGATGTCCCTGATACCGTAATTGTATTTGTGTTGGACAACGCCCCGGTCACGGCGAGGCCGGTGGAGGAGATTGATTGGATCAATGTCGGCGTGCTACCTACATAAAACTCGTGAACGCCCGCGCCTGACGTGCTACCAGAGGAACGATACCAAACATTGTTTGCAGTTCCGACGCCGATGCGTGCATCAAAGCTTAATCCAGCGCCACCTTTAAAGAGGTTTATTTTGTCGCCGTTAGAGTCGGTATTAAAAGCTCCGGGTGACGCATACCCGCCTGCTTCAATATCAAAAACTCGACGGGATGAACCAGAACCAGAATTTGTTCCCAGAGTTAAGACAGCGCCACTCGCGCTCACCGTCGTAAACGCGCCCGTGGTCGGCGTTGTGGCTCCCACCGTGCCGTTGATGTTGATTGACGCCGTGCCCGTCAGGTTCGTGACCGTGCCGCTGGATGGCGTGCCAAGTGGGCCACCACCATAGAGCAACGTACCCGTCGCGTCAGGCAGCGAGATCGTGCGGTCAACGGTCTGCGTGCTCGACAACATCGTGCGCGTGTTCGTCGTGCCGCCCGCAGCGTTAAACATGATGCGCTTGGTTTCATCCACGCCATCAGTCACATTGACATATCCGCTCGCGCCTTTGGCGACTAAGTGCAGTCCAACAGACGCATCGCCACCTGTTGCCCTAATATGCACAGGGTTTCCAGTCGCAGCGTTCTCAATCGTGACCTCGTTTACCGCGCTGGCAATCGACGCCAGTTTTAGCGTCTCGTTGCCGCTCGCGTCGTTGATTTGAGCGATGACTGGAGTGACGATGGTGGGCGATCCCGAGAGCACCACGTTGGTCGTGCCCGTAGAAGTCGAGACGCCCGTGCCGCCAGAAGCCACTGCAATTGGGGTAGTGGCACTAACCGTTGTAAAAGCACCCGTAGATGGGCTAGAAGCCCCAATAGCTGTGTTTGTAAGGCCAACAGACGAATAGTCGGTGCTAACACCAACTACGGCTCCTGTGCGCCCAAACACGCTAGAAACAGCGTCCGTCAAGTCCACCTTCTCCCAAGCTGTGCCGTTGCTGATAATCCAGTCACCGACGCCAAACGTAATGCTAAACTGTGTTCCAGCCGTGCTTACAACGTAGTAGTCGCCCTTAGTTGATGCAACTGGCGGGTCAATTAGCGTTGGAGTGTTCGCAGAAGCATTCCATGTCCCCTTATAATTGACCGTGCCGCTAACAATTAGCGGGGGAGAATAGTTGATGATTTGGTCAAAAATGCCGGACATGGTTAAATGTAGTTGAGTTCGCTAATCGTAAACACGCCCGTTCCGCTTACGGAAATTACCTTGGCGTTCTTTGCCCAGCCCGCGCTCCAGATACCGCTATTACCATCTTTGAAGATGTGTCCAGCCAGAGCTGTTGGGGTTGAGCCGTCAATCGTGAGGCGAATGTCTGCGCCCTCTAGCGTCCAATAGACGTGGCTCGTATTAACATTAAGAGCTGCAACAATGAAGTTGGTGGCTGTTGCTCCAACCGAAAGCGTTCGCATGGATGTTCCGCTAACCGGAAGCACCTGCATTGGACCGTTAACTATGCGTGAGTTTGACATGGTTAGACAGTAAATGGGGTTGCGTGAACCGAAGCATCCGTAGAAGCAGCGCGAATAAACTTAGCTGCAAGAGCCGTGCTCTTGTTCCAAAAAAACGGGGGCGTCAGTTTCTTGAACAAATGACCATTCGTAGCGGTAGGTGTGCTACCATCAAAAGTCACCATAACATCGTCACCCTGAATATCAATTAGGATGTATTTTGTCTTGGACGAAGACCAGACATTCGTAAGAGCAACTGCCGCTGTGCTTACAGCAAGGCGTTCGTCGGCCTCCCCGGTTGGAGACGGATAGAGATTAACAACAAGGGAGTTATTCATTAGCGTGATTGTGTTGAAACGTAGGTAGAAATGCGGCGAAACAAGAAGTTGTTATTGCGCTGATTCTGGGCCTTGCTCAACTCTAGCATAAGGTAGCTCATGGCAATTTGTTCTTCGGCAATAGCCTTGTCAACCTGACCGTCCATACGAAGGAAATCGGCATAGGTAGCGTGGGCTGCATAGTGAAAGAACTCTAGTGGAATATCAACCGCAGCAGTGGTGTATGGACCGGGCCATTCCTTTTTGTAGCCAACCCAAAACCCGAGGTTTCCTGTCGCGTTGTTAATGACTGTCGCGCCATTGCTATCAACAAAGAAGTCGTATTCGTAGGATGGGTTTGTGCCAAAAGGATTGGCGTTCCAGATACGGTTGTAGTCCGAGATGTCATCAATGGCTGCAGGGGACACGGTGGCTGTGCCGCTATACGTCTCAACCCCTGTTCCAGATGCAAGGCTGTAAGTAAATGTGTCGTTACTCAGGTTGGTTGTTTCAATGCTTACAACTGTTTGAGTTCCATTGGGGCTAACCGTTCCAGTGAGCCCTGACACAACAACAGTCATTCCAGCAACAAAGCTGATAGAGGCCGTGCAAACGATTGTAACCGTTGTCCCGTTACGCGAAGCAGACGAAGATGTTCTGATTCCAGCAACATGATCGTATTCACGGGCAATTAGATTATTTGTAGCTGGCCTCACCTGTGCGCCCACAATGTAGCGCGGCCATGTTGGGCTGAAGTCATACGCCTCATACAAGCGACGATTGGCCATTGCCAACACTTTCGATTGTTCAAGCACAGTGAACGCATCCACGCCCGAAAGAGCTTGGACAAGTGCTAGCAACTCGGAATATGACT